TAGTTCCCGTGGACCACTTCTATGTCTCCTATAATGCCAAGGACCTCAGAACAGCCAGCAGGTACACTCACCTTATCTTCCGTTCAGAGAATGACTTCAGGAAAGACGTTGTCTCTGGCATGTACCGTGACGTTGAACTCTCCAAGCCTTCTGCTCCTGATCTACCAGAGATGACCCAGAAGATGGACGAGATCATGGGCATCACCTCCGGGGGCATGGACCTAGAAGACCCCCAGTACGTTCTTCTAGAGCAACACTGCTACCTAGACCTTCCAGAACCCTATTCTGACCCAGACGGTATAGCTCACCCTTACATTGTAACCATAGAGGAGAAGAGCAAGAAGGTCCTCTGCATCAGAAGAAACTACAAAGAGGACGATCCCAAGAAGGAGAAGAAACTTCACTTTATCCACTACAAGTATGTACCGGGGTTTGGTTTTTATGGTCTTGGTCTTATTCACTTCCTAGGCAACCTGACCATGACAGCCACCACTGCCATGCGTTCTCTGATAGACGCAGGACAGTTTGCCAACCTCCCCGGTGGTTTCAAGGCCAGAGGCGTCAGGCTGGTGGGCGACAATGAACCAATTGCCCCCGGTGAGTTCAAGGAGGTGGAGAGCACAGGCATTGACCTGAACAAGGCCATTGTAACTCTCCCCTATAAAGAACCTTCTCAGACCCTGATGGGCATGATGCAGTTTGTCATAGGCGCAGGACAGAAGTTTGCAGACTCCACAGAACAGGTGATTGCAGATTCCAAGAACTCTGGACCCGTGGGAACCACCATGGCCCTACTGGAAGCCTCTTCAAAGTTCTTCTCTGCCATTCACAAGCGTCTTCACAAGGCACAGAAGGACGAATTTGCAGTCTTGGCCCAGATAAACTATGACTATCTACCCCCTTCCTACCCCTACGAGGTGGTGGGAGGAGACCAAGAGGTGTTCAAACAGGACTTTGACGGGAGAATTGACATTATTCCTGTCTCTGACCCCAACATCCCCTCCTCTGCACACCGTATGGCACTGGGGCAACTGGCAATTCAGCTTGCTTCCCAGACTCCTCCCGGTACTTTTAACATGCCAGCCCTCTACAGAGAGGTCCTGACCGCTGCAAACTTCCCAAACCTAGACGAAATCCTACCACCGGACCAAAAACCAGAGCCAAGAGACCCTCTGGCAGACATCATAGCCGCCACCAAGGGCCTTCCCATAGCTGCTTTCCCGGGACAGAACCACGAAGCGCACATTCAGTTCAAAACTTCCTTCTTGAAGGACCCTGCCACCGGGGCAAACCCCATGATGAAGCAGATTGTACCCATAATCAACGCAAATATCCGAGATCACATGATTATGAAGTACCAAGAGCAGGTTCTGGGCATGGTAGAGGCCTCTGGAGTGGCCAGTGACCCCAAAACCACGGAGATGGTCATGGCACAGGCCGCAGAAGAGGTGGCAAACGCCAACGCTGCCATGGGCGTGGCCCAAAGTCCAGAGCAACAGATGCTCCTACTGGAGAAAGAGCGTCTGGAGTTTGACAGAGAGAAGGCACAGGCCGAAACTCTGAAGGATTCTGCAGAGATTGCCCTGAAACAGCGTGACATGAACCTCAGAGAGAAAGAGAACATGAGCGATCTGGTTATGAACGTGGGCAAGATGGAAACAGAGGAGCGCAGGGACAACCTGAAGGCTCTGGAGAGTGCCGCCAAGCTAGAACTGGAGCGTGACAAGGCAGAAGACAACAGTGAGATCAAGGCAGCGGACACTGCCATGAAGTCTCTGCTGGCCATGGCACAGAAAGGGTAGAAGCATGGCAGATTCACCGATAACTCAGAGACAACTAATAGGTAACCTGCCAAGTTACTTAGAAAGACGCCCCCTGACAAAGAAACAACAAGAGTTTGTTCAACAGGTAGAGGAAGAACAAGACCCCGGTGGTATCCTGCGTAGTAGATTTAAGAGACCTGCTATGTCTATGCCTACTCCCCCTGCTCCTACCCCTGCTCCTGCAGGATTAATGGCCACTCCCCAAGCACAAGAACCAAATGAGGAAAGCTCTATGATTGATATGGATTCAATTAAAAGTTATCTAGGTAATCTTTTTTCTCCTTCTGCTGTATCTCCCACTGCCATTGAAGAGCCTGTTACTAGAACACAGGTTAGAACTTCTCCTCATCCAGAACCAGAGCCAGACGGTGGTGTAGCGGCTGAACCTTCTTTTGACGATGCACTTATTCATACAATTAAGTACTACGAAGGAGCACCTATACTAAAGGCAAGAAAGCCTGTAAAGGGTGATCCTTATACCATTGGTTACGGAAGAACCAGAGACCTTGAAGGAAAACCTATAACTAAAGATACTCGAATCACAGAAGAACAAGCAGATCAAATGCTCAGAGAAGACCTAGACACTCGTCTAAAAGAGATTAAAAAAGCCTATCCTAATTTTGACACTTACCCTACAGACTTACAACTGCAACTGACCCAGTCTTACTACAGAGGTACTCTGACGCCAAAAGCAAGTCCAAAGACCAGAAAACTTATCAACAAAGGAAAGTTTCAGGAAGCTGCCAAAGAGTTTTTAAACAATGAAGAATACAAAAATGCTAAAAAACTTGGAAGACCCGGAATTATTGAAAGAATGGACGATGTAGCTCAAGCACTAAAGAACATGGGAGATGACCCAGTTCAAGTGGCCAAGCGATCCACAGGTGGAAGAATGGCCAGTAACCCCAACCCCTACGAACCGAAAGCTATTTAGTATGCCTCTGACCCCCGGTAAAAGTAAGAAAGCTATCACAGCTAATATTAAAAAATTAAAAGGAGAAGGGTACTCACAGTCTCAGGCAGTGGCCATTGCCATGTCTACCTCTAAGCAGTCTAAGAAAAGACCTTCTAAAAAAAAGCGTAGGATGACCAGATCAAAGGTAGTATGATTAGCATATCATGGATATGTTTCAGGAGATTAAAGAAGCTTTTTCAGAACAACAAGAGAAACTAAAAGTTTTGCTTGCAACCGGACAGGTAGAAGACTATAACCAATATAAGCAGTTGGTGGGAACTATCTCAGGAATTGAGTGGGCTTCCACAGAACTAAACCGTATTGTCAACAATAGAATGGAGAGAGAAGACAACTATGATTAATCCTCAACTAGGCGGGGCTATTACAAATGATGCGTGGATTACCAAGAATGATGTACCGGACCCAGAGGTTCTTCCAGACCTTCCCGGTTATCATGTTCTTGTTAGACCTACCTCTATCAAAGAAAAAACAAAAGGAGGAATCCTTCTACCAGAGAGAGCCAGAGATGACATTGCCTATCTCACCACGGTTGGTAGAGTTCTTAAAGTAGGAACACTGGCCTACGAAGACAAGGATAAATTTCTTGCAGGCGCTTGGTGTAAAGAAGGTGACTATGTCTGCTACCAGAAACTATCTGGTACCAAGTTTGTCTACAAAGGCGTAAAGCTCCTCCTTCTCTTTGATGATCAGGTCCTGATGAGAATCTCTGATCCAGAAGATTTAGACACTACCCTTGTATTAGGAAACTAATCATGGTATTAATATTAAGATAAGAAGCGTAATCTTAGTTTCGCAACTATGGAGAAAGTATAAATGAGCGAAGAACAAGAAGCAGAAGTTAAAGAAAACGTAGCAGAAGAACTAACGGACTGGAACGAAGTTGATCTTTCAGCTACCTCAGAAAAAGAAACAGTGGAGTTTGAAGTTGAAGACGCTGCTCCAGAGGTGGAGGAAGAATCTGACCCTGCACCTGCCCCTCCTGTAGAGGCAAAAGAAACTCTACCTGAACTAGACGGTATTGAGACCAAGGGTGCAGAGAAGAGAATAAGACAGCTGGTAAAGCAGAAGAAAGAACGTGATGATAAAATTGCACAGTTAGAAGCAGAGCGTCAGTCTCTGATACAAACTGTAAACAGCAGAGACAAGAACACTGTAGACCTGCAAAAGAATACCTTTGATCTAACAGAGCAGCAACTACAGAAGCAAACAGAACTGGCCAAACAATCTTATTTATCTGCCTATGACTCAGGCGATAAAGAAAAAATGTTAGAGGCCCAAGAGATTTTAAGTAAGTCTCAACTTGACCTGAATAACATTCAACAGAATAGAACGCAGCTGGCTCAGTACGAAAGAACTCTGGAAGAAAGAGAACAGAGGCAACAGTACGCACAAGAGCAGCAGCAGCAAGTACAGGCTCAAGATCAGACCACTGACTATGATCCACAAGCAGTGGAGTGGAGCCAAAAGCCAGAGAACAACTGGTTTGGTTCTGATAACATTATGACTGTGGCGGCTCTTACAATAGACGCACAGCTTAAAGAAGAAGGTTATGACCCCTCCTCTCAAAGTTTTTATTCAGAGGTGGACTCTAGAATGAGGCAGGAGTTTCCGCACAAGTTTAATCAAGAAGTGCAACAGGAAGCCCCTGCACAAAGAAAGACTCAACAGGTGGTGGCAGGACAGTCGCGCAGTTCTCCCTCCAACTCCTCTTCTAAAAAAGTTAAGCTTACTCAAGAAGATGTAAGACTAGCTCAGAAGTGGAACATCCCTCTTGAGAAGTACGCTGCTGAAAAAGCACGGGCAGACCGTGCAGCAGGAGAGTATGTACCAATTGGTTAAGTTAAGTGCGCGTAACAAAAACAGAAGGAGCGTTTAAAGATGAGTAAAGCAAGTAGCAGAACAACACAGACAAGGGAAACTGAAACAAAAGAATACACTTATCAAGAACCAAATTATCTTGATGTACCTGCAGGTGTTGTAGACAGATTTACCAATGAAGACATGGTTCTCCGCTGGGTGCGTATCACCCTCAAAGGTGAAGATGACTATAAGAACGTAGGTAACAAGATGACACAGGGATGGGTATTTGTAACTCCTGAAGAAGTTCCTGAGATGTTACACTCTGCCACTGTTTTAGATACCGGACGCTATACCAACTGCGTTGTACGGGGGGATGTCGCTCTAGCCAAGATGCCCCGTGGAAAGTCAGTTGCCAGAAATGACTATTACGAAGGAAAAGCTAACGACCTTATGGAGGCTGTAAACCAACAACTTATGTCGGCTTCAAACTCCAAAATGCCCATTTCAAACAGTAGCACTTCAACTGTAACCAAGGGTAGAATGCCACAATTTCAGGCTTAGAAGCCTGCTACTTATTCTACTCATCTTTAAAAAGGAGAGCGTAGTATGACTACTACAAAAGCCCTAAACGGTCTCACTCCTTCTCGTCGCTACTCTGCTGGTGCCAACACCACGCAGACTCGTAACTACCGTATTGCATCTGGCGCTGACGGGAACATCTTCACGGGTGATCTTGTCCATGTCAGAGGTGGTTATGTATCTGTTGTCGGTAATGACTCCGGTGCCGCTGACCACCCAATTGGTGTGTTCATGGGTTGCTACTACGAGGAAGACGGTGAGCCGAAATTCCGCAAACACTGGCCCACGGGAACGTCGGCAAGCAATGCTTATGCAATTGTTTGTGATGATCCGCAAGCCACGTTTGAAATCCAATGTGACGCCAGCGCCTCTGTTGGCGATATCATGGAACTAAACTTTGAAGTTACCCGAGGTGCGGGTTCTACCTTTACTGGACGTTCAGGCTTTGGCCTAGACGTTGCCAGTCGTACCAGTGGCGTAGCTGCAATGTTCCGTATCATTGACTTTCTCGATACCCCCGGTAACGACATTGACGATGCTGCAGAACGTGCCTTCCCGATTGCGGAAGTTCAACTTATCCACCACCAGTTGACACGTGTGTCTTCTGGCGCTTAACCTGAAAGGAGCTTAGACAATGGCTATTAATAGAGCTAGTATTGCCAAACAGCTTCTGCCGGGTCTTAATGCCGTCTTCGGTATTGAGTACGGAGAAGTTGCTGATGAATACAGTGTTCTTTATGAAGTAGAGAACTCTGACCGTGCATTTGAAGAAGAAGTTCTCTTCACTGGATTTGGCGAGGCACCTGTCAAGGGTGAAGGCGCTGCTGTCCAGTATGACAATGCACAAGAAAGTTACACCTCACGTTACACGGCTGAAACTGTTGCTTTGGCCTTCTCTGTAACCGAGGAAGCTATGGAAGACAACCTGTATGACACGTTTGCCAAGCTACGTGCCAGAGGGCTTGCTCGTTCCATGGCAAGCACGAAGCAGACGAAAGCTGCTCAGACGTTCAACCAAGGCTTTAACGCTGCCATCACTGGTGGAGATGGACAACCAATGTTCAGCGCCAGCCACCCCACGGTGGGTGACGGTACTCAAAGTAACCTTATTGGTACCACGGGTACGGTTGATCTTTCTGAAGCTGCTTTAGAAACTGCTTTGGTGTCTATTCAGACGTTGAAAGATGATAGAGGTATCTTGATTGGTGCGGGTGCAGTTTCTCTGCACGTTGCCCCTAGCAATCAGTTCACGGCAGACCGTGTTCTGAACAGCCCCTATCAGTCAAACACGGCTGATAACAACATCAACTCCATTAACCATCAGGGTATGCTCCCTTCTGGTTACATGGTGAACAAGCGATTCAGTGACCCTGATGCGTTCTTTATCAAAACTGATGTTCCCAACGGAGCAAAGATGTTTATCAGAGCGCCGCTTGCCACTAAGATGGAGCCTGACTTTGACACGGGTAATCTCCGGTTCAAAGCCAGAGAACGCTACAGCTTTGGTTATTCGGACTGGAGAGGTTACTTCGGTTCTCAAGGAGCGTAGTTCTTACTACAGTGGAG